TACCATCCAAATTAAAATATGCCTGAACGGGCAGGATATTTTGGTCGGACGTTAGGGCAGGAGCACTCATAATTAATATGGGATACAAGTCATAACTATCACATCACCAGCAGACATATTGGCTGCTAGTCCAGAAGTAATGCTAAAACCCGTCATAGTTACTGACGTTGTAGTGCTTGCGGTTTGTTGTAAAAACAAACCAGAACCATTAGTAACGTCATTGGCTAAACACATCCAGCCGTTTGGAGCAGCTGGAAGCGTTAAAGTACCTGAAGCAGCACCACCGCTACCAACCGTTACGGCAAAACAATTTGTACTTACGCCCTTGATTGAGGGTGCAGTTCCAAATCCGCTTGCAATAATAGGTTGAGTAGCAAAAGTGTTTACAGGAGTTGTGTTTGGGGTATTAGTAAATGCAACTTGATTGGTCATGATTGATCTGCCATCGGAGTTACATAAACCGTTGCTGTGCTTGTCCCACAAATAGCACTTACCGCAAATCCGTTAGGAGGTACGGCAATAACCATCGGAGAGGACATGGAAACGCCAAGCATGACCACTTGCTGGGGTGTCCCAGAAACAGGCATGACTGGAGTTGTAGGCGTTACGGAATTTAAAGCGTTAGCCTCAGAAATCGTAAGCGCCACAGGGTTAGCGGATGTGTTCAGGAAAGCACAGTAGTTAATTTGGTCGTTCCCTGCTGGGGTGACGGTCAAAGCACTAGAGGCAGTCGTTGAAACCGCTATTGCGTAAGATGGACCAACTGGTCTAAAAACGCTTGTATTTGCCATGATTAAACTGCCGTTACAGGAAGTGGACCTTCTGCACGGGTAATTTGAATAATGTACTGACCAGATGCAGGAACTGCTGAAGCGTTTGCAGTCAGGTTACCGTACTGAATTGTCAAAACGTTATTTGTCAGGCAATCTGCTTCGGCAATAAATACACCAGCAGTTTGGTTACCTACAACGCCTTGAACAACAATCAAATCAGTTGTCAGCAAACCGGGAACTGTATAGGTCACAGCTGAGGTTGTGTTGGCAGCCAAAGTATTGGAAGCGTTGGAGAATGTGGGAGATATATAAAACGTGCTTAGAGCATTTCCACGGGCTATTGTGGTAGATGGCATGATTTTTCCTTTGAAAAACTAGATTAATTGTACCGATAAAAACAGAAAAAGCCACCCCTTTTGGAGGTGACTTTCCCCATTTTTAGCTGCGATTAGCTGAAATCGTAGCCATAAACATATACGTCACCTGTACCAGTTGCGCCAGAGGCGGTTGTTACGTCTGCGTATAGAGTTTGGTTAGCGTAGGAAAGGCTGGTTGATGATGAATCAAGATAAGCTGTTCCTAATACTGAAGTTGACAAAGCAGCGATTTGAGCTGTTGTCAAAGCACCAAACAAACTTGAGGGTGAACCCACGTTTGTAGTAGTAATGCTCAGAGCTGTACTTGTGGATAAAGAAACAACTGAACCAGCGTTATTAACGTTAGTTACGATTAGTTCTTTAGGCAAATAAGCAGTAGTATTATTTACTGGGATTGGTGTGAAACCGACAGCATTCAAGTTAACGCCTTTAACTACACCAATCAAACGCAGGGCTTGGTTGGTGGTGACATTACTTGGATGTGCCGATACTGTGGTTGCTGGTCCTGGATTACTCATTTTGTGTTTCCTTTAAATAAGTTTAGGCTGCAATACGGCATGAGAGTTCAGGATAGAGCGGTGCCCATCCGTATAGAACGTCAAGTCGAGTCGGTATTGAATCGTTGTTGATGGTGTACTGCCTCACAACCCTCATGGAAAGTCCAATTTCTTTATCGCTTGCACGACCAGCAAAATGGACCCCCTCTGGCAGCTCGAGATCGGCTACGGCTAAGGTGAAAGCATTTCTGTGCATCATGATGTTTTGTGGTGACAATGTACCTGTGTTGTTGAATGGTGTTACAACAGCAGTAGTAGATGTAGAACCGATCACGATTGTGTTTTGGAACTGACCACCGATAATGATTGCAGGAGAAACAACGATGTTTGTTGCATTTGTACCTACTGTTGTAGTAGATTGAACAACAAAGTTACGCAACTTGCCTGAACCATAAGCCTGACGGTTTTGTGGGTTGGTTGCATATAGACCAGCAATTTGGAAAGTATCACCAGCGTTCAATGTAGAAGCTGAAGATGCTTTAATTTGAATTGTGGAATACTGTGCCCAGCCACTTGTCAAATAACCAACTTGAGCAGTTGTGTCAGCAGACAATGTGTTGCCAGAATAAGAACCGAAAGTTTGTGCAACCACGTTTTGGTCGAGCTTCCAGTTAACACCAGCAGAATCACGTCCCATCAAACCTTTACGGTACTGTTCGCCAATCGCTTCTTGTGGAACAAACAAACCTTTTAAGCTGTCAACAATTGTTGCAGATGTAAATGGCTCGATGATACAAGATCTACGACCGTCTCTTGGTGCGCCTTCAGAGTCAAGATAAGCACCAGCCGTTAAGAAGGTGATTAATCCTGTTGGAGGTGTACCAGCAGTTCCAACGATGTTGGCAGTTTGAAGAGCAGCAACGTTCAAACCATCACGGTCAATCTTGTTAGCAATTGCAGCGACAGCAGGCTTCAACACACGGTCACTAAACATATCTAAAGATAATGCAAGATCCTGCGTGGTGAATTGAGTATCAACGTGAAATTGCGTACTCAAAGTTACTGGCACAGAAGTTTCGTTAAAGTCTTCAACATTAAGCGCTGGACCCGTAGTACCGATGAACCTACCGGGGCGGCGAACGTTGACAGTATTTCCAATCTTCGCACCCACGACCGCAAACTGGTCATCATAGTTACGATCTACTTCTGAAGTGAATGTAAGTTCGTTCTCCAAGACCATCAACGCTTCGTTTGTGATCTTGGAAATCGTCAACAGATTATTTGACATTTTGTTTCCTTTTAAAGATTGTGTTACCTAATCTTACCGGCACGTCTTAGTTCTTTCCATTGAGCTGGTGTGCCCGTAAACTCCCCATCGGAAGTTAAAGGTACGTCAACGTTAGAACCTCCACGAATCGGTGTGATAGGCGCTGGAGCATTGCTCTTTTTTACGACAGGCTTGACTTCAGGGGCTTTTTCAAACCTAGCCTCTATCCTTCCAATCTCTCTTAATGCGCTGACCACAGACAGACCATTGATCTTCTCGGCTACTTCGGGATTCTCTGCCAGATGGTAAAGAATCTTTGCACCTACATCGCTTTCAAGAATTGCATCTCTTACTTGATCGCTGACGGTGATGTCGCTTGAGGCAACCATAGCTTCGTAATCAGGTAATTCAGACTTAGCCGCTTCAACTTTTGATTTCCATGCTTCATTGAGCTTTTGGCGTTCTTCAGTTTGTTTGCGTTCAGCCTCAATTTTGTCCCTGTTTTTCAGCGCATTATCAGCCGCGTATTTCGCTAATTCCCTTGCGTATTCAAAGGCATCAGTAAAGTCACCCGGCTGTGGCTCTCGATCTGGGTCTTCTACCTTTACAGGTTGAGTTGCCTTTTCTTGAGCCTTTAAACGTTCTTCTAACTCATTAGCTCTTTGGCGCTCCCTTTCAGCTTCCTGACGGGCTTGCTCCCTTTGCTTGGTAAGTTCAGAAAATCGCTTTTCGAGCTTCGGATTCGGCTTTTTTTCCGTTTCCTCTGTCGTTTTGGCTGGTTCTGCTTCTGGTTCACTCTGCGGAGTTTCTGCTACTGGCTCGGGAGTTTCCTCAACCGCCACAGTCTCAGGCTCTTTAGCTAAACCCAACTTTTGAGCATAAAATTCGCCACTATTTTCACTCGTCAATACAGACGATGCTTCTTTCTCAGACATAGGTTTCCCTAAGAATTAACCCCGTCTACCTGACGGGTAAGGTTTTGGGCTTTGCCCGAAATCATTTTTCTTCGTTTTTTTCTTTATAAATTTCTGGATTATGAATAGGATACATTTTGTTTTTTGTAGGTATTCTAAAATCCATCCGTCCATTTGGAAATTCATCATCTAATTGCAAAACATTATGCGGCACATCAACAGCAACAGTTGTATCACCATAACCAGTACCAGATGGATGTGTCGTTAAATATACATCAGGCTCACCAGCAGATCTAAGCATCTTTTCTTTTAAGATTTTTTGAGCATTTTCTTTTGATGTCCCATGATACAAACGAACATGACCTTTTTCATTTATAGGCAATCCATGCTCAGTAAATTTTTGTTCTTTTTTAGGTTTTCTTTTTTCTAATTCATTTTTTATGAATTCTTCTCTGTTTTTACTTGTTACGGTTGGCATCAGATAGCCCTTTCAGTTGTTTCTAGTGATGCTTGATGCGCTGAGATTCTATCAATCTGTGCCAACATCAAAGCCACCTGAGCTTTAATGTTTTCAACTTCAAGTTGTGTTTGTGCTTTGAGACTTGCATCATCTGCCTTGCCCTGAACATTAAGCTCGGCAACGTACTTACGCTCTGCGTCTCGCATCTCAATGTCGTGTGCCTTAGCAGTTTGGCGCATGAGTTCACGTTTGGTCTCATTGTCCTGCTTGACTTGCTCAATATCTGACCTTTGTTGCATAGCCAATTGCATAGCTTGCATCTGTTGTTGCATTTGCTGAACTTGAGCCTGCGCCTGTTTAATCATCATCTGA